TCTATCTACTATGGGTCCAAATATATTTGCCATACTACTATTTATAATGAAAAAGGGCACCTATTACTAGGTGCCCTTGAAGTTTTAACGTTTTTGAGAGAGAAAGGTTTACTCTTCGTCTGCCAACTTACTAAAATAAGACAACGTATCGTCTTCCTCACTAGCAGGTTTAGAGTTCACAACGTTAGTACTTTTCACCTTGCCATTGACCTGTTGTGGGAGGTCAACTGTTTCAACAGTTTCGGTGCTTCGTGTACCCATAATTATCCTATTCAGTTTCTCTTTGAGTTCGTCATAAGATTTAAAATTACTAGGGTCCACAAATGGTTTCAAAGGATACTGTTTCGCCCATATTGCTTTTATAGCAGTATCTTCACTTGCTACTGGCGTAACACCTTCAAATTCAGATTTGTCGTAGTTCCAATAACCATCAACTTTTCTAATTTTTAGTTTAAAGTTTGCACCTTTCCAAAAATCAAATGGGTTGATTGCCTTTTCATCCGCAAATTGAGGTTGCATTGCTTCTGATATCTTATCAAATATCTTTTTACCAAATTTGTATAAGAAAACTTTGCCTTCATTTTCGGGATGTTTTGGATCACTAACAATATAGATGTTAGAATAGTATGATAATTTTCTTTTTCTCTTACGAGCAATATCTTTATCACTATCTACACCTGTATTCCATAATCTAGTATTATCTTCACTAACTGGATCTTTAGAATTTAAAGTAGTTAATGAATTTTCAATGTACCAACCGCCTTTGTCTTGAAATGCGTGTGACCATACTCTTTGCCAAGGCATTTCTTCGTTGTTAGACGCAGGTAAAAATCTAATAACAGCATAACCGTTACCAGTTTTATCTAACTCTGGTTTCCAAAGTCTATCGTCTTGATACTTGTTTTTGTTTGCTTGATCCTCGGGACCGAGGTTCTTTTCAAGTGCCTTTGTAATCTTATCAAAGTTACTTGATGATGATTTTAATGTTTCAAAATCCATATGTATTCTCCTTTTGTATTAACATATTCGTTGTATTTGTGTAGGCTATATAATCGCCTTCATTATTATTTATACACTCACTATGTCTAATATAACATAATTAGAGCATAGAGTCAAGTGTGGTATAATCTATGTACTTCAGGTTAGGTATGCCTTTCCACTCTTCAATAGGTCCATTGACCTTATCCCTGCCATCATTATATCTATTGACCTTCAAAAAACGTATGTCTGGATACCATTGGAACATAGTTCTCCATTGATTGATCCAATTGATACCTGGTGTTGGACTGTTATCTTTTGCTGTATAATGCTTACTACTCTTGTAGATATTATTAATCTTCTCATTATGACTATGTAAATCTTGTCCTATTAGGACCACTTCACAAGGTTTCTCTCTCTTAACTGCAACCAAACCAGCACTTGCCCCACACGCCCAACCGTGGTCTCTAGGTTCGCATACATCATCTAATGAGTGTGAATAGTCTGGTTCTTTTATCCAACTAACTTTAATTTGAGCTTGGTCAACTTTCCTTTTAAGTACTGCACCATCTGTCAATACATTTACTACACCTTTTAAATTAGAACCGTGTAAAACATATTCTTTACTATCACCACGTCCATTGGTTATAACAGCACCTTGTTTTATTGCTTTATCTAATTCTTCTTTAGATAAACCATCTTGTATTATTGCGTCATATGTATGAGCAGGCACTTTAGTCCAATTTCTAAAATAACAAGGTATCTTTTGTGCCATACCTGCGTGATATATTTCGTGTATCATTCCGTGGTCTACACCAGTTAACACATCACATAAATTAGGGTGGTCTCTATAAATGGCATTGCAACCATATATTCTACCAAATTTTTTATACTTGTATAAATCTATACCTATTCTACTCTCACCATTACCAATACAGAATACTCTAGCAGATTTCTTTTCATCTTGCATTTCTTTTATCATTTTGTGATGCTCTTCAGCATCCTTATCGGTCATTATCATTTATTTTTATCCAGTTTAAAGAAGAAAGATAATGTTAATCTTTCTTTAAAAGTATAATCTAAACAAGGAGAGTGATATCTACCACCGTGATATAAAACTAGTCTATTTGGAACAGCACTTATATAAATGTCTGGCACTCTCTCCATTTGATTATTAAAAAATGCCGTACCACCATCATATGCCTGGTCAAAGTACATCATACCTGCTATTATAGGTTCTTCTTTTTCACCTGCTGGATAGTCCCTATGTACAAGACCATATTTACCAAAGTTTTGTGGAGATTGTTTTATTTCACTCAATATAATCTTTCTAGCAACTGTCCTGAAATCAGTAATTTTAGTTTGTAGTATACCTTCTATTTTATTTGTGATGTAATCGTTCTCTTTATCATATTGATTTTCATAACAAGGATACGCCTGCAATCTATTGCCATAATACCCACTTCCTGGTTGATGTTGTGCTTCATAGTTCAACCTATCTAAATCTAATTTAATATTATTATACTTTTCTTTTGTGAAGAAATTATAATGAATTGATATTCCACCATTTAAAATATAATCAATCATTTAAATATATTACCTTGACAATTGAGGTAATTAAAGTTTATATTAACTCTTCTTGTATCGTTTGTTGTGCTTGTACTACTATGGTCAGTACTTGGATCAAATAGTATTGCTCTATTTGCAACACTATCAATTTTCTTATCTCCTATCCTTGTATATCCATTGCAAGTGTTTATACCAAACAGACACCCCACACTAGGAAAAGCATAATCTCGGTGCATACCGTGTTCAATAAGCTTACCTTGATTAGGAAATGAATTTACTTTTACTCTTAATAAAGTTTCCATCTTAATATTTGGATCTTTAAATTCTTGTAATTTACGTAAAACTGGATCCATTATTTCCCAAGATGTAGTAAATGTTGGTCTGTCATTGTCATATAACATATGCATATTAAAGTATTGATGACCAATTTTTCCTCTATCAGATGTTCTTACTATTGTGTCATAATAAAACCAAGGAAAGTATCTACCCATTACCTTTGTACTTAATTCAGTAAATTCATTTTCAGGTATAAAATTATCTATGACTATTGGTTGCATATAATCTCCATTGCCTCTAGTATCTCTTGTACAGTCCACGTACCATTTATTTTCTTATTAAGATTTGAGTTCACTAGTTATAATCTCCTTCATTATTAATTTTGCTTTAGTCTTGTTAAATGATATAAATGGTTTCATTTTTTGCAATTTTCTGGACATATCAGTCCACACAACCTTTTCCGTAATTTGTTTATCCCAGTCTTTAATGAAATCAAGGACTGAATCAAGTATGATGGCGGTTGGGTAGTTAACTCTCCCTTGAATAAGTAGGCGTAGCATTCTAGGATGTTGCCCATTAACCACGCTGAAACCATCATCAAAAGAAATACCCCTCCTGCTAAAGTCATAAACAATACTATTAATACTGCTTCGTAAACTGTAGTCAAAAGACTCAAAATATTTTCTGTACTGAAGGTAGGTTTTGTGTCCATCGTCATTTAATAAGTTGCCAATCCATTTCTTACTATCGTCAATAAAATTACTTACAAAAAAATCAAGCACTTCACTTGGACTATATTTTGTAGATAACTTATAGAAGAAGTATCTATCTTTTCTTTTAGTAAATGAATCCAATGTTGCATTTACTTTACCTGTATATTTATGATAGTCATAGGAGTTGGTTGTAAAATGTAACTTAACACCTAGATATATCTTATATACATCAAATCCTCCATATGCCATACTATTCTATCAAATACTTGTAGCAAATAGGGAAGTGGTCTTTTATATGTTTTGATAGTGGATAGGTGACCATTCTCGTTTCTGCTTGAGCATTACTCTTATTCCTTTGATTACAAACTCTACTAAATGCATATACACTACCTGACCATATCCACTCGGTCATCATACATTGAGGTAATACCATACGTGCCATTTCAGGTGCAATACCTTCCTCTAACATATAGTTATAAGTTCCTTTACACGTATCTATTAACTCCATAATATCAAATTCAATCTCTTCTTCACTTGAACCTTGTTTAATACTTTCAGGTGGTCTCTTTCTCCACATAAAAGGTATATAGAATTCTGGTTTATCATCTACATATCTTCTACTCACTTCGTTCCAACTTAACCCTACTTGATGTTTAACTAATTGTCTTGCAACAAAGATAGGTGCCTTAATTCTAAATGATAGAAAGGCGTGTGCAAAAGGAGACCAATGTCCCCACTTCGCCAAATACTTAATTAACTTATCATCTTTCTCATCTAGTACATCTTTTCTTTTTGCAAATGATACTCTAGCAGCATTTACTACTGATAGGTCTGTTCCTAATTTATCTATAAGTTCTATATCCATATTATTCTCCAAATCCATCTATTGCTCTTGCGTGAAATGGATTCTTTTTCTTCTTCTCTTCATCTAATTGTTCATATTGTTTTTTTCTTTTCTGGTATTCTTCTTCTGTTAAATTGTGCCACCCAATACAAAGTTGTGTTGGTGACCTACCACATTGACAAGCAGACATTATGGTAGTACTCCAGGTTTACCACCTTTTAACAGGTTTAATTGTGCTGATTGATGTTGTATTTTTTCTTTGAGTTGTTTTGTAATTAGACGTGCTGTAGTTTCAATTTCAATATTATTCTCTTCACAATATTTGACAATAGCATCCACATATGATAGTTCTTTATGCTTCTTTACTATGTCCTCTATAATTAGTGAAAATTCTTTTGAGTTCATTGTGTTACTATAACATATTTTCTAATAAATGTAAAGTGTGTAGTTTCTGTTGCCACGTACTACACAACGCCGTTTGCCTAGTAACTAGGCAGCAAGAGCATAACTTTCGTTAGCTTTTATAGTTTTGATAGTACGCTATCAGCGATTTAACTCCAAATAGTTTTAGTAGTAGTCGAATCTAACTCACCCCCTTAAAGCACACACATATGTGTTTTGAATTGGTGGAGGTGGTGGGAATCGCACCCACGTCCTCACTAGTTATTGTCTATTCTTCAACGTCAAATTCATTATAAACCTATTCCTTGTTTTTGTGGCATAAACTTTAAATCAAAAGACTTGTATAACATACAAGATTCTAAACCGTTCATTGTTGTCATAACTACAATTGATTCTGTATAACTCGGGTCAACATAATACATCACTACAAAAACTGGTTCTCCGTCTTGTCTAGCTTTATCTCTTCCATATGAAATATTAACCAATGTAAATTGGAATTTTTCAAGATAAGCCATAACACTTTCACTAGTTCCACATATAACAGGCATTTGTAACCAATATAATTGTGGTCCATATTGTTTTTCATATTCTTCTTGTAGTGGAAGTTCAGGTATAGGTCTACGTTCTTCCTGCTCCGCTCCAATAACAGCACTCGTTAAGAGTACCGCTCCAAATATTAGTGATATTATTCTTTTTAACATAAGTGACCTCTCGTGGATAATTTCTAGCCACTTTGTTAATGAGATTTGCTGATTTTATCTTTGTTTAGTTCTTCGTAATATTTATAAAAGTATTTGATAGATTCTTCTAATTTTGGCTCAAATATTTTTTTGTCTTTGACAAAAGAACGCATTGTGCCGTCTTCACCTGCCATTAATATAACTAATTGGTCTATGCGTTTGCCGAATAACTCCTCGTACATAATTGCATAGGCAGTTGTTTGGATAAAATAGTTTTCTATCCAATCTTCTTTACGTTCCTTATTTGCTGTCTTGAAATCTATTACTGATAACTTACCATTGTACTCAGCAACACAATCAACTTGACCTGCAAGGGTCAATTTATGACTGTACATAATCTCTTCTAGTAAATGTATATTATTAATTTGTGCTATATAAGGCAACATCAATCTAAACATACCTAATGGCAACACATCACGAATACTTGGTGTTTCACCTCTTAAATATTGTTCAACAAGTGTATGAGTTGCTTTGCCTCTACGTGCCGCTCTACCCATTTCCCAATTGGCTGCTTCTTCACCAACTGCTTTACGCCACTTCTCTAAACCTTCTTTTTTCTGTACACCTAAAATTGTAGTGATAGATGGATAGTTTTTACCATCTACTGCATAAAAACGAAAACCGTCTATACGTTTACCTTTTGTTTTTGGGAGTTTTGTTTTATCTATATCAACCCAAGTAAATTTACTTGCCATTATTTGTTCCTCAATTTCTTTTTTAATACACTTATTCGGTGTTTGATTCCGTCTATTGTTGTGTACATCCATCCACAATCGTGTGGTTCAATTTGAGTTCTGAACCACTTGATTGTTTCTTTTAATACTTCAATCTGTTTTTTAATACTCATAATCTTATAATAACATTATATTGCCA